GTCACGTTGTAATTTTTGAATGTATTCAACACTGACAACGTTATGACCATCAACGCTAACTACTTGTTGCTTTCCATTTTTATAAGAAACTAACCATCTTCCTTCTTTTGGTATGGTTACGGTGATTGAGTTTTGATTTGGTTCAAAAAGTATATTTTCTTCCTGTTTAGGAATGTATTCACCCTCAAGAACGAACTTGTGAATATACTCAACCGCATCAGGTATCTGATCTGCTGTTAGCTCTTCAATGCTACTAACATTAAATTTCTGGTGAACAAGAGAATAAGCTTCTGGATACATAATGCCTTTCTTGCTAACCAATAGATTAACAGCATTCTTTAATGGGTTGCGTTCTTGAACAGTTGATTTGTGTTTTTTCTTAACTTCACCAGTAGTCCAGTATTCGTAAAGCACATCGTCACATTCTTCTTGATACTTGATTACTTTATCGCGGATCTCTGGTTTGACTTTGTTAGGACTAATAGTGTGAAGCCAGCCAGCAAGTTTACGGAGGGCGAGGCAAAGCATTGATTGCTCACCCCCTTTTGAAGGTATCACGATTTCCGTGATCCCTTTACTAAACCTTTGTTTTAGCTTTTCAAATTGAGATTGCCAAGTTAAACCCATGCCTTCAACGATGGGTTTCATTGGGACGTATGGTTCTCCGTTATAATTAACTACACACAGGTTGTTACCGTGGAAAGGTACATTGATTGTTGATACACTAGTCATGTCGGTTACTCCGTAGTTTCTGACAAATTAGAAGCCTCGACTGTTACCGCAGTTGGGGCTTCGCTGTTTTTACTCATTGGTTATTGCCTTATCTTTTAAATATTCCATCACAATTCTGTGAACTTCATTATTTAAAGATCTTCCGTTTTTCTCTGCCCACTGCTTAACTAGTTCAATGTCCTTTTTAGGCCAACGAAAATTAAGCTGTGGTAGTTTTCTTGCTCCCTTCATTCTTAACCTCTTTGTAAACCACCGTGGTTCAATTGAGAATGTACTATCACCGTTATAGACTGTCAAGAAAAATTAAGGTGATAATATGAGCAGAGAATATCCTCAATTTAAATTAAGAATGCCACCTGATATGCATGAGAAATTAAAAGAGATTGCAGAAAGGAATGGTAGGTCAATGAATGCTGAGATAATTCAAATTATTCAAGAGTCCATCAATAAAGATTACGGACAATCTAAAATAGAGAATATTGCAGATATTGAATCTAAAAAATTTAGAGAGTTGTTTATTGAAACAGTCAAAAAAATGTATAAGGAGGAAGAATGATTTCCTCAAAATGCATTCTCATGTGCTTCGTAACGATTCTACCTGTTTTATTCTTGAATAATGCTGAAGCGAAAAATTGCAGAAAAGGAATTCCTTGTGGTAACACATGCATTTCTGCAAACAAAGTATGCAGGGTAGGAACATCGAATAGTTATACGTCTAATCCATCTACAACAAATAATTTACGCTCTTATACGAATACAGGGTCTTCATCATCTTTGACTCACAACTCTAGTAGTGCCGCATCATTAGCTAGTCGAGCACTAAGCAATAGTAAAACCTATAATTGCATATACTCAAAAGCTGTATTAATTGGCGATGCGATGGGGCCAATGCAAGGCAGATTCCATACGAAAGTAATACTGAATGGTGATAAATTTACAGCGATAAGACCTGATGGATATAAGTTAATTAGCCCTGCAATGAAGGCAAGAAATAACGGGTTTTATATGGAAAAAGACAGTAATTATATCTATGTAATGGCAGAAATACATAATGAATACGCTGTTTCGAATATAAATACAAAAGAAACTGAGCAATGGGTAGAGTGTAAATAATTTGCTCCCATTTGCACCACAAACAGCTAAACTAATAACAAATTAACTAACGAGGATGGTGTTGTGAGGAAGGTTATTTTATCCACTCTAATGGTGCTGCTTTCTGGTTGCAGTGAGCAGGGGAAATATGATGGTAGTTATACTTGTGATGTATCTCAGGCAGCAAATGATTATCCATCAATAACTAATTCCAAATATGCGTTCCCTAAGACATTAACCAAAGCTGATGTAATCATCAAAAAAAACATTATGACAATAAAAGGATTTATTTTAGAAGATTATGTTAGTGGAGAGTTAGCAGAAGATAAAAAAGATAATCTAATAAACGTAAAAGATAAAGTTACAGTGTCAATGTCAAGTGATAGAAAGAGTGTATTTTTGCTATACGAAGAAGGTGATATACCTGTAATACAGACACTTACAAGCTGTGAATTAAAAAACTAGATTAACATTAATTATACAAACCCTGCCAATCGGCGGGGTTTTTCATTTTAAGGAGCCGATAAATGGCAAACGTAGGTGAAATTGTTTATCAAGTTCAAATGGATGTTCAGCAATTGCTAACATCTCAACGTCAGTTAGAGCAACGTCTTAATCGTATGGATAGTAGCTTTAACAGAACGTCTCAGTCGGTAAATAACACTGAACGCTCAATGTTATCTTTATCCAAAGTTGCCGCATCACTTGCCGGCTATCTATCAGCTTCAATGGTTGCTAGTTACTCCGAAGCATGGACTGAGTTAAACAACAAATTATCTAACTCTGTTCGTGCAAGTGAGTCACTTATTGATGTTACTCAACGAGTATTTGATATCTCTCAAGCAACGCGATCTAGTCTTGATGCCACAGCAACACTCTACGCACGATTAGAGCGAGGAACGAGAGAATACAATACATCAGCGGCAGACTTAGCAAAATTAACATCCATCATCAACCAAGGTTTTATCGTATCTGGTGCTACTGCACAGGAAGCAGAAAACGCCATCATTCAGCTATCACAAGGTATTGCTTCGGGTGTTCTTCGTGGTGAAGAGTTCAACTCAGTGGCGGAACAAGGTAGTCGTTTGATGGTTGCACTTGCTGATTCGATGGGGGTTGGCATTGGTCAACTACGTAAAATGGCAGCAGAAGGTAAATTAACCACTGATGTTGTTGTGAAAGGGTTGCTCTCTCAGGGAGATGCTATTGGTAAGGAGTTCGCTAAAACTACTCGAACAATGTCGCAGGCATTTCAAGAGGCCAGTAGTAACCTAACTAAGTTTCTCGGTGAAAACACAACGATAACATCAACTATTAGCGCTTTTAGTGACGCCGTTATTATTGTTAGCAAGAATTTAGATGAACTTAGCTCAGCCCTAACAGTAATCGCTGCGGTAGTTGGATCGAGATATATTGCTGCGTTAGCTATGGCTGCTAAATCAAAAATACAGATGGCAATTGCGTCTAGAGAATCTTCGATTGCTGAGCTACAGTCAGCAAAAGCAAGTGAGTACGCTGCAAATACCTCTGTCAGAAAGGCTCAGGCTGATTTAGCTTCTGCCAGATCTGCTGTTGCTCTCGCACAAGCAGAGTACAACGTTGCGAAGGGTACTTTAGCAGAAGCAACTGCGCTTGATAACTTAATTGCTAAAAAATCATTAGCTTCAAAAGCTGCAATAACACTGGCTCAAGCGACGCAAGTACAAACCGCTGCGATGACAAGGACTGCAGCTGCAGCAAGAGCAGCATCCATATCACTGGGGCTTGCAAATAAAGCTCTTGGGTTGGTTGGTGGACCTATGGGGGCACTGATGCTTGCTGGTGCTGCGATGTATTATTTCTACCAAAAGACAGAGCAAGCAAAACAAGAGGCTAGAGATTTTGCTGATAGAATAGATCAGTTAACAGTCAAATTAAAAGAGCTTTCATATCAAGAGATTGCTCGAGATGCTCAAGATGCTAGAGATAAACAAGAGCTACTACGTCTTGAGATGAAAGAGCAGGAAAAACAGCTATCAGCATTAAGAGCTCAACTTGAATTACAAAAAACTGCATTAAAAGACCAGCCAGAACTTATTGATAAAAACACCACAAGGATCTTGCGTGAAATTACAAAGCTTGAAGGTGATTTATCTACAAATAGAAAGCGTCTAGAGTTAACCACAAAATACCTCACAGACGCTCAAGATGAATACAACAGGAAAGCAAAGGAAGCAATTGATTTAAGCGTTAAAAGTGCAACAACTCTTGATATTGAGAAATCAGCTCTTGGAAGGTTAACTACTCAGATAAGAGAGGCAACTGGAGCAAAGGAAGAGTTCAGTCTTGTAAGACCAAAACTTAATTTTGGTGGTGAGGAAGGTGAAAAGCTAAAAAAACAAATGGAAGAAAGGCTCGCCCTATCTAAATTAGAGGGAGCTGAAAGAGCTAAGCTAAAAGCCATGTATGACGCTAAAGATGCAGGGATAACAGATCCTGATGCAATTCGTCATTTACAAGATTTAGCAGCTCAAGAGTACGAAAACACTCAGGAAAAAAAAGAAGGAATTAAAACAGCAAAAGATGCGGCTAGTGCAGCATTAAAAGAAGCCACTGAAGCTGAAAAGCTGAAGCAGAAGATCTCTGATGTAGCCAATGCGACAAAAGTTGCTGAATTAGAAACAAAAGGACTTGCTCGCGAGGCTGCCATTCTTGAATCCGTTCAAAAACTTGGTAGCAAAGCAACGAAAGCGCAGATTGCAGAAATAACAGAGTTAGCTGGGAAGGAATTTGATTTAAAGCAGAAAATACAAGATAGGAAAGATGCTTTCTCTCAAAACCCAGAAGCAAAGGCAAATCAAGAATACAAGTTATCTCTTGAGCAACTTGAAAGGCAGCTTCAAAGTAATTTGGTTACTGAGGAAGATTACCATAGAAGAAGGCTTGAATTGGCTAGCGAGTATTCTAAAAAAATCGCAGAAGCCAATGCGAACAAAACTGTATCGCCGCAAGATAATTTAAAAGCACAAGTAGACCCTGTTCAGCAACTCAAAAACGAACACGAACGTAAACTTGCACTTATAAAAGAGTACGAAAACCAAAAGGTTTTAACTCAACAGCAAAGTTTAGAGTTAATGAATGCCGCTAATACTCAATATGAGCAAGACCGGTTAAATGCTCAATGGGAGATATGGCGCAATCAAAGTCAAGCTAATCAATTCTTAGCTGATGGGTTGGACGCATTAGGACAACGCTCTACTAACGTACTCACGGGGCTATTAACAGGCACACAATCCCTTAACGATGCTTTCCGTAATGTCGCCTTAACCATTGTAGACCAAGCCGTTGGCGCTCTGGTTCAAATGGGTATGCAACAGGTTAAGAATATGGTTACTGAAAGCGCCATGCGTAAGGCTTCCAATGCTCAAGCTATAGCGGATGCTACAACTACTGGCGCCGCAATTACAAATGCTATGGCTCCGGCGGCAGCGACAACCAGTATTGCCACTATGGGTTCTGCTGCTACATGGGGTATGGCAGCAATGGCAACGGCTATTCCCGCTATGATTGCGCTTGCTGGTGCTCGTAAAAATGGTGGGCCCGTAAATGCTGGCTCTATGTATCGAGTGGGTGAGGGCGGTAAACCTGAGATATTCAAAGCATCTAATGGTAGTCAGTACATGATACCGGGCGATAATGGTCGAGTTATTAGTAATCGACAAATGGGTAAAGGTGGTAACGGTGTCAGCATGGGTGATATGCACTTTACATTCCAAGTTCAAGCACCTAATGGCATCACTCAAAAGGAAGCGCAACAGATACAGCAAATGGTGAAAGGTACGGTTTATGACGTACTTGGTAACGAAATGCGTAGCGGTGGTGCTTTGGAAAAAGTAAGAAGTTGGTAATTAAGAGAGGTAGTTATGAAAATTGAAGTTGGATTTCCAATTAAGTCATTTAGATTCACAGATGGCGCTATTGAAGAATTTAAGGGTAGCTTAAATTTTTCCACAGGAACTGTAGCCACCTTGGAATCAAAAGTTGTTATTACTAAGATTTTATCTGATGATGATAATTCCAGCCTAACATTGCGATATGAAGAAGATTTTAATCCTGATGAGGGGTTAAGGTACTTCTTTAGTAGGGCGGAAAAATATGCTCGTAATTATTTTAGTGAGATAGTAAAAGCGCAACAAAGTTAACATTGCTACGCTTTATTTTTATGGTTAAATATCTTTTATCTTATCGAAAATTTGTTTTGATTTCATTTCCAATGAGTAGGCGTAGTCTGCTATCTCGTTATCTTTTATATTCCTTTTGGTTTTATCAACCCCAAAAATAGCCTCTAAGCATTTCATTATTAATGGGTAAAAAGCTTCTGGGTCTTTGGATGTTTTTGCTGTAAAGGCAATGTAAAAAGGTAACACCTCATCAAGAACTGATTTTGCATCTAGTAATTTAGGTATGGCGATATCAAGTTGTTCGTGAGATGGTTTTAGTGGATCTAAAAATTTATTGCTCATTTTCATTTCCTCACACCGAAGTTAATCAGCCATTCCTTCGGCAAGTTTCTCTGGGCTGAATATATAAAATAACCTAATGGATATTTATTAATATCCTGATATTTGATCAGGCGACTTTGTGTCGCCTTTTTTTATTGGAGTAACCAATGGAAGAGTTTAAATGGCGACCTGAAACAGCTTATCAGGTGGGTAATGAGCCTAAAGTAAAAGTAGCCAAGTTTGGTAACGGTTACGAACAAAGAGTCAAAGACGGGATCAACAACCAACTAAAGACTTATCAACTCTCATTTATTAAACATGCTGATATTGGGAAACAGATTGATGAGTTTCTTAAGGCTCGAGGTGCGGTTGAATCATTCTTATGGCTAACCAGTGATGATAACTCTAAACGTAAATTTGTTTGCCGTGGATGGCAGGTAACGCCAAGAGCGACGGCATGGCAGATAGATTGCACATTTGAGGAGGTTGTTGCATGAGGGATATACCTCAAGAGATGCGCATAGATGTTGCAGATTTACAGCAAAATGCAATGTTAGATTTGTATGAGGTCGATTTAAGTCGTTTTGGTGGTGACGTTTACCGGTTTCATGACGGCATGAATGGCTTGTTAAAACCTATTATTTGGCAGGGCTTACGATATGAGCCTTATCCTGTTCAGGTTACAGGGTTTAGTGTAACGGCTCAGGGTGCATCAGACAGGCCAAAAATGACGTTTGCTAACTTTGACGGAATGTTAACTGCGATTAACAACGACTATGATGATGCGCTAGGCGCTGTCGTTACTCGCAGGCAGGTTTTAGAGCAATATCTCGATGCTGTTAATTTTCCCAACGGAAACCCACAAGCAGATCCAACAAGAGAAGCAGTTCAAAAATATGTTATCGAACAGCGAGAAAGTTCAGACTCTGATTTTGTGACGTATATATTAGCACTTCCAACAGAAACAGATAACGCCCTGATACCTAGGCGAGTTATTCAGGCTGATATCTGCTCGTGGCGATACCGAGGATTTGATTGCGGTTATGATGGACCACCTGTTGCAGATGAAAAAGATCAACCAACAACCGATCCCTTAAAAGACAAATGCTCTCATAAATACAGCGGGTGCAAATTAAGATTTAAATCTGTCATGCCATTCGGCGGGTATTTAGGCTCAAATAAATTAGGTTAATCCATGATTGAGAAAGACATTATCGCTCACGCGAAAGCGGAAGGAGTGAGGGAGTCTTGCGGCTTAATTTCGGGTGACAGGTATTTCCCTTGCAGAAACATACATCCCGATCCGCAAAACTATTTTGAAGTTAACCCAGACGATTGGATGACGGCAGAGTGCTATTCAGAAATCAAAGCTATTGTTCATAGTCACCCTGACGGAAAGCCTTTCCTGAGTTCTGGCGACAGAACAATACAAAGGAAAACAAATCTGCCTTGGTGGTTGGTATGTGATGGAGAGATCCATAAGTTCAGGCCAATAGCGCCACTGTTAGGTAGAGAGTTTAAGCATGGTGAGCAGGATTGTTATTCCATTATACGTGATGCCTATCATCTGTCAGGAATTCAGCTAGATGATTTTATTCGTCCCGATGAATGGTGGTACACAGAACAAAATCTCTATCTTGATAACACGGACAAGCAGGGATTTTATCAAGTAGAAGAGGCTCAAGAAGGCGATATGATATTGATTTGCTTAGGAACATCAAAGCCTTGTCACGCTGCGTTGTACTTAGGTAATCAAGAGATATTGCATCACAGGCCAGACAGATTGAGTAAGCGAGATACTTACGGTGGTTACTGGTTTAAATACACTCACAGCATTTGGAGGCATAAACAATGGTCAAATTACAGTTTGCAGGCTATTTACGCAGATTTGGACGCAGGTTCGAGCTTGAGGTAAGTAATGCAGGTGAGGCCTTACGCTGTCTTTGCTATCAAATTGATGGGTTGAAAAAAGAGATTAACCAAGGTCAGTTTCGCGTTCGTATCGCAGGTAACGATATGACCGAGGATAGTATTTCCACGGGATTAAGTACGCCATTAAGTGAAGGCGATGTTATTACGATCGTCCCTATAGTTGGTGGCGCCAAATCAGGCGGGTGGTTTGGCATTATTGGTGGGGCCGCTTTAATTGGCGCATCGTTTTTAATACCGGGCGGATTTTTGGCAACGATGACATCGACCGCATTATTTGCCGCTGGTGTAGGTGTGGCCGCCGCGGGATTGGCAACCATGTTAACTAAAACACCGCCAGCGCCAAGCATAGAGGGGCGAAACTCAGAAAGTAACCAGTATTTCAGCTCGTTATCAAATAGAGTCGGTCAAGGTTATCCGGTTCCTATCTGTTATGGCGAGATGGTTGTGGGTTCAAATGTAATATCACAAGGTTTGGAGACTGTTTAATGGGCAAAGGTGGCGGTGGAGGAAGCACTCCTAGGTTGCTCGATGACAACTTAAAAAACAAACAATTTCTTAATGTCATCGATTTAGTTTCAGAAGGGCCGATAGAAGGCCCTGTCGGTGGTATGTCAGGATTTTTATTGAATGGAACGCCTGTTGTAGATGAAGATGGCAATCCGAATATTCATGGTGTTGAGGTTCAGTGGCGATCAGGAACGCAAACGCAAGAACCATTAGAGGATTTTCCTTTTGTAGAAAAAGAAATTCCTGTCAATGTAGAGGTAAAAAAAAGCACACCAATTTTACGCACTATTTCAGATCAGGAAACTGACCGCGTTAGATTCACTTTGGGTGTTTCTGCTCTTGTTAGTCAAGATGACAAGGGAAATCAGCACGATGCTACGGTAGAAATGCTTATTGAAGTTAATGATGGTTCTGGTTGGACACATGCAGAAACAGCAAAAATAACCGGAAAAATCAGTGGTCAATATTTAGAATCATATATCATTGATGCGCCTAAAAAGAAACCTTTCCAAATTAGAGTTTCACGATTAACAGATGATAGTAAAAGTGATCTACTGAAAAACGGAACGGTATGGGCAAGCTACACAGAAATAACTGACGCTAAATTCTCTTACCCTAATTCTGCTGTCGTCGGGATGAAAATCGATAAATCCCAATACGGTGATACACCCAATCGCACCTATCATATCAAAGGGATGATTATCCAAGTTCCAGATAACTATGATCCCGAGTCCCGTACTTATACAGGCATCTGGACTGGTCGCTTCAAGCCAGCATGGTCTAATAACCCTGCATGGGTTTTTTACGATTTAGTCACTAATGAGCGATACGGTATAGGAGAGATGATCGGCTCGTTTGGCGTTGATAAATTCGCGCTATATGCCATTGCTCGTTACTGTGATGAATTGGTTGATGATGGGTTTGGCAACAAAGAGCCTCGCTTTACTTTTAATGCCTACATTACCTCTCAACGAAAAGCCAAAGAAGTGCTTGATGACTTAGCGTCTGTATTTCGCGGTATGCCTTTATGGGACGGACAGCAATTAACGTGCTTTCAAGATAGACCATCAGATCCAGTATGGACGTACACAAACTCAAATGTTATTGATGGAAAATTTAAATATACATCAACAGCGAAATCAGCCCGTCATAATGCTATCGAGGTGTCATGGGTAAACCCGAGTAATGGATGGAGTGAAGAAAGAGAATTCATCCAAGATGATGATCTTATTCAGCGATTCGGTGGTGTAAATGTTAAGAAAGTTACTGCTTTTGGTTGCACTAGTCGCGGACAGGCTCACAGAGTGGGTAAGTGGATATTACAGACAGAAAAGCTGGAGAAAGATAGCGTTACATTCTCAACAGGAAGAGAGGGGATTAACTGCATCTCTGGCGATATTATTGAAGTAGCAGACGATAGCTTTGCAGGAGTGAAGGTAGGAGGTCGGGTTTTATCAGTTAATGGTAGCACTATTATTATTGACGCGCCTATAGATTGGGAATATGACGATAAAGGTACTTTCTCATTTTTAGGGTCATCAGGCGGGTTCGAGAAAATAGATATTCAATCTATCGATGGTGATATTGTCACTTTGCGTGAGATCCCGAATGGATTGAAACAGTATGGTGTATTTTCCATTTCCAAAAGCACGTTAACAACAAGATTGTTTCGAGTCATTACCATTTCGGAAGATAAAGACGGGATTTATTTATATAACTGCATTCAACACGAACCGCAAAAAGAGCGTATTGTTGATAATGGTGTTGATTTTACTGGAAACCCGCCAACACAGAATGTTGTTCGCATTCCTAATATAGAGCGTCTTTCCATTGCTTACGTTGATGACAGCTCACAAGTTCAGGCTAGGGCAATGTGGATGACAACAACCATCAACAGAAATATTTCATTTAATGTCACTCTTTATAAAGACAGTAAGGTTGTATCTACTGGTAATACCACAGATTTAGAGTACTACTTTAATGGGCTTGAAGCTGGTGACTATCTTGTCGGTGTAAGAGGCAGAGATACTAATGGGATGCTTGGTAATGAATCAAAAGTCCAGATGGTTATTGGTACGCCAAGTGCACCTAGCTCAATAATTGTTGAGTCTGGTTTTTTTGAAATAAAACTAATTCCTCATATCGCCGTGCCACACACTCTAAATACCGAGTTTGAGTTCTGGTTTTCTGGCGAAAGAAGAATAGACAATGTTAATGAAATAGAGTCAAAGGCTGATTTCTTAGGTCGCGCTAAGTTTTGGACAAAAGGGCAATTAAAGGCGGGGCGCGATTACTGGTTTTATGTAAGAAGCGTAAATGAATATGGAAAGTCTCATTTTGTGGAAGCAAAGGGGCAAGCTGATGATAACACGGAGGCTATTCTCGATGAGTTAGACGGCCAATTCATGACAACAGAGGCAGGCAAACAACTTGACGAAAAACTGAATTGGAATACGGAGTCTATTGCTGAACTTGTTAATGCCACTTACTCGCTCTCTACGGATGTATTGCAACGTTCTGCTAATGCGCAGGCCGGCATTACTCAACTACAACAACTCCGAGTTTCTGATAATGAAGCATGGGCGCAGGATATTAAGCGTGTATATGCATCTATTGATGAGAATGCCGCTGAGGTTAAACGCGCCCAAAATTCTATTGTGGATTTAAACAAAGCATTTGCCGAGGATAGAACCAGAGTACAGGCTCGATTTGACGAACAAGAGGGCATGATTGAAGAGAAGATGCAGGCCACGTTTGAGCAATCAGGCGACGGTGTTGTGACCCACTCGATTAATATCACGATTAAACACAATGGAGTGAATTATAACGCTGCAGGGCAAGTGATTAGCGCTCAGGTTAAGAACGGCAAGCTTGAAAGTTTCATTGGCTATAACGCGAATAACTTTGCTTGGTATAACCCTGTAAATGGCAAGATGGAATTGTTTATGTATGCCAAAAATGGGCAGTTGTTTATTCGAGACTTATTTATCGAAGATGGCTCTATTACAAATGCAAAAATAGGGAATGTGATTCAATCTAATAATTATGTAGCCGGAAAATCAGGCTGGATAATTAATAAAAATGGGTTTGCTGAACTCCAGAATATAAAAGCGAGAGGAGAAATAGAGGCAACTTCTGGACGTTTAAAAAATGTTGTTATTGAAGAAAGTTGTGACATTCTCGGTAAGCTAAAGGTTGAGAATTTAGAGGGGAATATAGTCACAGTTACTCAGGACGTTTATCACAACCTCTCATTCTCTCATAACAATATTGTTGAGCTATTTAAAGTTAAACGCAGAACTCAAAAGTGTTTTATATGGGTGCAAGGAGCATTAAATCCTTACGAAAGAATACCCAATAATGGCGTGAAACCGGAAAATCGTTCAGCATTTGCATATCGTGCACCGTTTTACAGAAATGGAGCAGGGGCGGCTGATATCTATATTGATGGAGTTATCCAGCCTAGGCCGAGCATCTACAACATGGAAGACACAGCAACATCTGATTTTTATGCTGTAAATGAGTTTGTACTGGAATTAAGTCCGGGTGAAGGAGTTGCAAGTATTGGTATAAAAATCCCTCAAGGTGGCAGTGAAACGACGCGTTTTATTATGCGAGCCAGAATAATCGTATTCCCAGATAACCAAGATGTTATTTTTAATTAATTAGGAATTCATAATCATGATATACACAACAGGCACTGTTAGCACAGTGTCAGGGTCTGCTATTGTCTCTGGCACAGGTACCAAATGGACAGTTAATAATCCCGCTATTCG